TCTTTACTACATGTTTGTCAGGTAAGACTTGTGCAGACTTGATAGGGTCAGGGTCTGTCACGAATATGTTCATGCGTTTGGTTCTAGTGCTATAAAGTATTTTATCCCATCACCTTTGAATGATGCAACATTATGTTTACTAACTGAAACCTGATAAGTACCTGGTAATAGTTTTAAGTTCTCAACTTTAAAACAATAGCAGAACTCATTTGTAGACTCTCCAACTTCTACACTATAACTATTTGAACTGTCATTCTTTTTATCTGTAACAGACAACTGCATTATACCGTCAGCAGAGAACAAACATAAATCAGGTAATTGATATACACTTGCTGCACGTTGCAACTGGTTTAGTACACCTGCTTCAAGATTAAACTTTACATCAACTGATGGTAATTCAATTTCTTTCTCAGGTGGTTGAGTGATAATATCAGGGTCAGCATAAAAGAATCTTGTCTTTGTGCGACCATGTGTATCACTTACTGTCAGATAATTTTCTGCTGTTGTATCGATCTTAGGTTGGTCAAACAGAGATAGACCTCCAAGGAATACACCCAAGTCGTAGATAGAGATTTGCGAATCAAACTGTTCTTCGACATCAGCGATAGCAAGTATGTTCTTGTTAATACTGAGCGTTGCAATTTGATTGCCTGGTTTAATAACAATAGATTTGTTGATGGAACAAAAGTTCTTAAGTACTTCAATTGTGGGTTTGGTGATTACCGTCATGTTTATCATTAAAATGTAATAGTAGCATTCCGTAATGGATAATCTTTACGATGTCCTTACGTGCTGTACCTTTTTTGTCATAACGAGAGGCATACTTTAGGATGTTACTCCTACAGAATGCCTTTGCGTCTCCGACAGATTCAATAAGATCTAGTGTTTGAACACTACCTACAGAGTAATGTGCTCCGTAGGTTTTGTCAACATATTCAGAAATCTCTTTTAGGATTTCGTCTTCACTGTATTTTCTCATACAGTTATTCTACCTCAGATGACTCCTCGTTGTCAAGTAATTGCTCACCTGCGTCAACCTTTGTATATAAATCAAGGAATGAACTCTTAGTATCATCATCGAAACGTGCTACACAATTCTTGATAGCAGTTAACTTGTCTCCAAAGATCTTGTGTGCTTGAGTGATGTGTACAAGTCTACGAGTTGTAATAACTTCATCTACACCACCATCAAAGAATGTCTTACGGATAACACCTGCCCACTTGACTAGGTTGTCTGCAAAATCTTTTTCGCAACCGTTGTTTAGTAGGATTCTTGTTTCTGTGCTTGCTGCGGGGTAGTCTTGCTCGAAGGTGACTGGGAATCGCTCAAGGAATGCTTCGTTGAGCACGTTAGTTCCAATAAATCTTCCGTCGTCTGAACCTTTACCCTTAGTATTTGCGGTGGCGATGACGTTAAATCCTGATTGGGGTTTAACGAATCTTCCAATCTTTTTAAGGAATACACCATTTCCCTCAAGGATGCTCTGAAGGCAGAGGATTTTGTTAGAGGCAAGGTCGATTTCGTCAAGGAGCAATACTGCACCTCGCTCGAGGGCTTCAATGACTGGGCCATTGTGCCATACGGTTTCACCATTAACAAGGCGGAAACCACCAATAAGGTCATCTTCATCAGTTTCAACTGTAATGTTTACACGAATTAACTCACGACCTAGAGCAGCACATGCTTGCTCCACACCGAAAGTTTTACCATTACCACTCATACCAGTGATGAATGCAGGGTAGAATATTTTAGATTGAATAATCTTTTTGACGTCAGAGTAGTTACCGAAGGGCACATAGTTTGCATCCTTAGATGGCACTAGAGATTCTTTAGTCACAGGAGTTGCTGTTTTCTCAAGTTGCTCACGCACTTCTTGCACAGTAAGATTCCACTTACCTATGCCAGTTTTGTATGCTTTCAAACGCTTCTTCATTGTAGCATAGGAGCACTTGAAATGGTCAGCAGCATCTAGTAGGTGCTGAGTATTTACATCGTCTCCAAATTTTTTAGCAAGATAGTCTCTTGCGTCGTCTGTTGTCATTGCGATTGGTTCGAAAGGCATAATGTTTCTCTGTTGTCTATACTATTATTATACAGCTTCTAGAGAATTTGTGTAGTCCAACCATGACGGTTTTCTTACTGGCACACGCAAGTAGTTGTCCTTTACCCAAGGTTTACTAGAAACATACCTACGATATGCAGTGATGGTGTCTATGGTATCATCATATTTGAATTCATCAGGCATCGCACGTGCGAATGGAGTATGTTTCTCAGGGCAACCGTATTGATATAGTAATGCTGCTAAAGTTATACTTCTCTCACATGCGTGTGTCTTACCGTATCTATATGTATACTCTTCACACAAAGAAATGCCATGCTGTAGCAACCACTGGATATTGTGGTCAGATTCTGCAACCCATTTTGTACATGGATGATTGCGAAAAGCACCCTTATCTGTTTTGTAAGGAGTGCCATCCGCTTTGAATACTTTACCTATGTTGTGATACCAACTACTGTATACAATACTGAGCATTTGACAACACTCTAGTGGCATCTTGACGATGTGTTTGTCAGGCAGTTGGAATGCTGCTTTGGCAGGGTCATCGTCAACTGCGAATACATTCATGCTATCTGTTTAATGAATGAGGATAAGATTGATTTGTTGTTTGCTTTGACTTTGAGTGATTTCTGGAATGCTTTTTTGATTTCTGCATTTGTTGCTTCCTCGTCAACCTCAAAGGATGAATCAGCATTCATAGACTTAGTGCATAGGAAGTAGTGCTCATCGTATCCTGCTACCTTACAAGACACTGCTCTGTTTTTCTTCCATACTTTTCTCATCTTCTCTATCTTATCACTGTCTACGTATCTGTCAAGAGTATAGAAAATATCTCTTGTATTACCTAGACGGAAACCTAAGAAGTTTACGTAAGGATGACATGCTTTACAGTAACGTAATACTGCTTCGGTCAATTTGTATGCACCTTCTGTCTTGAATGTTTGTGCACTCTTACGATGACGTAGTTGTGTGTTTTGCTCAATGCAAGTGATAGTCCTATGCTTACCGTCTCTGTAATCTATAGTCTGCCATCTACGTGACCACTGTGCTTCGCCATCAGTTAGGAGAGCAACGTTTACTTTCTCAACACCATGTTGCTTTCTGAATTTAGGAATGAAATCATTAAGAATACATAGTGATTCGTTTAGAGGTGTGCCACCCATTTGTAATATATTTGGGATAGCACTTGTCTCTGGGACGTTAGGTCTCTCTGACCAACCGTAGTATCTGTTATGCACATATACAGATGCAATTCTGAAAACAGTTTTAGCAGACCTGTCAAACTCAGCATTGTTTTGAGTGCTATTGAATAGACCTTGAAGCACTTGATGAGCAGGCACATAGATTGTATTGTCTTTTTGCTTTGCTGCATAGTCTTTGTCATCATAATCCTCAGTTAGATGGTCACCAGTGTCACTTGCGAAACAGAATGCTTCAAAAGAAATCTTTGCTTTTCTGCAAAAGAATGCTAGAGATAATAGTTGCTTGTATGTGTCAAGAATACACTCATGCATTGACCCAGACCAATCAAGAATGAAAATCAAACCATGACTCTTACCATCTTTTGTGCGAGTAACTTTTCTGAAGATATCGTCATTGTATTTGTAAGAAAATAGTTTCTTAGTATCTAATACACCTGTCCTTGAAACTGAAGCACGTGCATATGATGTTGCTGCTTTCTTCATTTCAAATTCTTTGTTTAGATATGATACTTCACGACCAATTTGTTTCTTGAATGCAGTGTATTCTGCGTCAATATAACTCCAATCAAGTGGAGTGTGGTATTCATAGTTAGGGTCGGTGAATCTTTCTGCATTCCACCACTCTTCACATTTATCTGCAACCCACTCAGGTGCTGTCATGTGAGATTTTGAATCTAACTCAGGCATTTCAATGTATTTTGGTGCTTGGTAGTCACTGTTTAGTGTTGACTCAATTAGATTTTCTTCTAGAGATACGTCAGTTTTAGCATACAAGTCACCCGCTTCATAACCACCGATAGGTAGTGGTGTATTTTCTTCCTCAGACTCACCTTGTGTGTCACCTTCTTCTTGGTCAGAGTCACCTTGAGACTTTGGTTTTCCTTCTACTTCTATTTCGTCACCTTCACCTTGAGCAGACTCAGTAGAATCAGGAGTATTACCTACACTTGAATTACCTTCCTGTGGTGTTTGTAATTCTTCTTTCTCTTGCTCTTGCTTTTCGTAGTTGTATATGTCTATTGCACACTGTATTGCTTCGGCAAATGTTTCTGCAACTCCTACAGCGTCTCTGAGAGGTATCTCTGCATCAGCAAATGGTAGCATGAAGTGAGTGCCAATCTTGTAGTGTAGATTGATTCTATCGATAAGGTGTAGTTGAGTTACATCTTCATGTTTTACAGAGAAGAAGTCTTCCTCATGTAATTCTTTGTAACCTTTGAAGAAATCTTTGTTAACACCTGGGAATTTACGCTTCATCAACTTTTCAATACGAGCATCTTCTGTCACATTAAGGAATGACTTGGGGACATCTTTCAAAACTTCTGTCCAGTCATCATTAGGAGTAAACAATGCGTGTCCTACCTCATGCTCAACAAGCATGTCATATACATGGTCAGATACATTCCAGATAGGAAGAGTTAGAATTCTCTTGTCTGTGTCGAATGATGCTGTCTGACAAACTTTGTGCTCTACTGTGAGGTTTTCTGTTGCTAGTAGTCTAGCGAGGTTACCTTTGACTTCTTGTGTTGACATATGTTGCTCTGTTGTATACACATATTATAATAGGAAACCCTCCGCTTGGGAGGGTTGAGTAGACACTTTAATAACTGTCCACGACGTTTCCTTGCTTGACGCAATGCTTGTGGTTTTAAGTGTCGCTTCTTTTCTTTCTTTGAATGGTGTTGCCAGTTAGGAGTCGTCATCGGTTATTACCCTTGAAAAATCATTTACCTTTTCAAAACGTAAGGTGGTGTCAAATTTATCTAATAATATGTCACCTTTATGTGAAATTACAAAGAAGTTTGTTTTTGAATCTAATCCTCTAAGAATTTTAAACAATTCTTCTGTTGATGCACTATCTAATGATGAGTCAAAAACCTCATCCAGTATCAACAAGTTGGTGGCAGCAGAGTTTTTCATCTTTGCTATGTCTCTCCATGTAAATAAGAGGGACAAATCTATTTTCTGCTTCTCACCTTCAGAGAATGATGCATAAGAAAACTCATCACGGAAACGAGACTTGATAATCTCATTAAACTCTTCGTCAAGTGTGAAATTGACAAAGAAATCCATGCTCTGTAGGTATTTATTTATTCGTTGATTAATTATTGGGATAAACTTTGCTATTATTCTACTCTTAATCCCACCATCTCGCAACAAAGAGGAGACAGTTTTTAAATTGTCTGCTTCATGGTT